AATCTCGATGATCTGAAAACGCAGATGAAAGCCAAGAAAGCAGAATTGAAAGCCGCCACCAAGGAACTTACCAAAGCCGAAAACAAAAAAGCTGCCGTCGAAGCAAAGGCAGCAGAAGAAGCAAAGAAAGGCGAAGCAGAAGATGTGCTGAAGAAGCTGCTTGCCAGCGGTATGACGGCTGAAGAAATCCTTGCAAAGCTCCAGTAATGCAATATGAGGGGCAAGTAAACATATCTGTCCAAACTGCGGGCGCAAGATGAAACAGCAGTTCACAGGGCTGTTCCATTGCAAGTGTGGGACAAGCTGGCGGCGTGATATAGGATTTTTTGAACGTACTCCAGATATGGTGTTCTCACTGGAACGCAAAAAAGTCGGAAATAAAATCAAACAGCTCCCGGCGATACAGCATAAGTAAGCAAGACCACCAGCCGTTTCCGGCTGGTGGTCTTTTTTGTGCTTAATCCTCTGTAATGCCGAGATATTGGTCAATCTCCATGATGCTTTCCCCACTGATCTCAACCAGATCTTCAAAGGGCACTACGGTTTCGCCCACCTGCAAGGTGCGGAACACTGGGTCGATGCGGTCCGCTTTTCCGGTCAGCGTGATGTAGTTGCCCACTGCGGGAATCTCCGGGTGGGCGGTATCCTCTTTGAAATACCGCACTGTGATGGTCATGCCCTTGGTGACCTGCATCAGCCGATCGGACAGAGCCGACATTTCTTCCTCGGTCAAAATGCGCTTGCTCACCCGCTCGGTGCGCTGCTTTTCTGCGGCAAGCTGCTCATCATAACCACGCAAGGCTGCAAAATGTCGGCGCAGAATGTGATCAGTGAAATCTGGTGATGAGAAAGGCAAAAGAACCAAAAACGAAGAAAAGCCAAGCTGAAATTGAGCCAAACTGCACATTTTTGTTGATTTGTGTTCTCATTTGAAGTATTATATAAAGGGATTTTGTAAAAAAGTTGAAGGAACTTTTGATTTCGGGTGATATATGTGAAGAAGACTCCAGAACAAATTCACTATAATATGCAGCGTGTAAAGTGCAAAAACACTGAAATTGAGCTTCGCCTAAGAAAAGAACTGTGGTCAAGGGGCGTTCGCTATCGGAAAAACGTATCTAAGATTACTGGAAAGCCTGACATTGCATTCATAGGAAAAAAAGTTGCAGTGTTCTGTGATAGCGAATTTTGGCACGGATATGATTGGGAAAGACAAAGAGCGGCAATCAAAAGTAACCGAGACTTTTGGATTCCTAAAATTGAAAGAAATATCGAGCGAGATAAGAAAGTCAACGAAGCATTGAAAGCCGAAGGGTGGACGGTTTTACGTTTTTGGGGAAATGAGATAAAGAATAACGTGGAACAATGTGCAGATTTAGTTATCGCCGCTCTCAAGGAGAGAGATTGATGAAACTGAAAACGATTGATTTGTGTGCTGGAATTGGAGGAATCCGTCGAGGATTTGAACTGGCAGGCGATTATACTAATATTGCATCAGCCGAAATAGATGAAATGGCTTGCAAAACTTATGAACATTTATATCACGAAAATCCTTATAATGATGTGACCAGTGAGGAATTTAAGGAAAGTTTACAAAAGCTACACTATGATGTCCTTTTAGCTGGATTTCCGTGTCAAGCGTTCAGTAGTGTCGGTCTTCAGCAAGGATTTGAAGATAAAACTAAAGGTACAATCTTTTTTGATATTGCGAAAATTGTTAAAATGACCCGGCCTAAAGTGATATTTTTAGAGAATGTACAAAATCTTCTTTCGCACGATAAAAATGCGACCTTCAAAACAATTGTCGATACTCTTGACAGACAGCTTGACTATCACATTATCGGTATTTCTCATGATGAAAAAGGAAATCCAGTATACAAAAGAGCGGATTTTGTAAGGAATTCAAGAGATTTTGGCATTCCGCAAAATCGTCCACGAGTATATATTGTTGCATTTAGTCGTGCATACTTTGGAAATCATCTGAAGATGATAGCGAATCAGACACCAGAAGCGAGAGAACGGCCAGCAATTTATAAAACCTTGAATGATGTTCTTGATTATGATGTCGAACCGAGATTCTTTTTGTCAGAAGGATATCTGAAGACATTGGAAGACCATGTAAAAAGACAGAAAAAGAAAGGATATGGATTCGGATATAGGATTGTTAACGCTCCCGAAATCGAAAATCCTACAGCCAATACATTGATGGCAACCGGCGGGTCTGGAAGAGAGCGAAATCTAATATATGATCCGCATAATGGTATCAAATATGCTGGAATGGAAATCAAGGGAAAATATTCGCCTATTAACCCAAAATACATTCGTACGATGACTCCTTCTGAATGGGGACGCTTGCAGGGGTTTATTGGATATGCATTTATGAAAGACGGAAAAGAGGGATTTTCATTTCCGGAAGGAATCCCAAATGTTCAAAAATTTAAACAATTCGGAAATTCGGTAACGATACCCGTAGTTGAAGAAATGGCATTGTTTATACAAAAAAGTGTCAATGAAATGTATGAGGACTTTTCCCAAATAGAACGGCGCATATTCAGCATGTACGGAAATGAATTTCTGCTTTGCAGCAAATTATATAAAAATCTGGCACAGACACTTAGAGAAGATACGATGAACAGTTACTTTGATATAGTTTATCACTATAAGCTTGATAACTTTAGGGTGAAAGATTTGGCTGAGTACTTAAATGTGACCTCGCCCAGAGCATCTCAGATTATGTCTCAAATTATGTGTGCTGGATGTGCAAGGCACACCATAGATGGCAAGTACATGTTCAGAAATCTACTAAACATAAGCAATTGAATGGATGTGATGAAGTGGATACGATTCGGGACGCAGTAGAAAAAGCACTTCAAAAATGCGATGTTTGTATGGCAGGAAATATTATTTCCAGAGAAAGATTATTGAGGGCATACTCGGATTTTGTTTTGTCTACAATGGAAAAGGAAAAGCACAATGTCGGTATGATTTTGCATACGGGTTCAGCATGTTTTGATGTGCTTTTAATCGTATGTGCAGCGCTGTCTAATATCCTGTACAATCAGACTGCGACTGATGATGTAATTGCTTCGCTTACGCCTGGCGATAAAGTCTTATATTATAGTGGAAAGGAAAAAACAAGAGCGCAAAGATATACATTTTGTGGTTTTGTTAATTCTTATGATGATCCGCCGTCAGATAAAATAGGTGAGCTTATTCTACTGGATCAGGGGAAAAACGGGAAAACATACCTGATGAAAAAGAACTGGTCTGGAATAGTTCCATATTTTGGAGAATCGGCATCTCTTGACGGAAAAGGCATTAGGAAGGAAAACGGAAAAAGAAAGAGCTTTTTCTGCGATGTTTTAGGAATGAAAGATTCTGAAATTCCGAGAACGATTGACACGTCAACAGTTGTTGTTATGTCAAAAGAAGATGCAGATAACATATTAAATAGGTTGACTTTTTGGTTTTCCAACATGAAAGTTGGCTTGACCGAACTTGTCCCGATTTCATATTATACCGATGCCGATCAGGAATACCCGTACGGAAATAATCCGGCTAAAACAGAGCCGGTAATAAAAATCACAGGAAAAGTATCTGTGGCGCGTAGTCTACTTCTCGATCGTTCTGGAAATCGAAATATTGGGTTAATGGTATTAGGTGATGAAGCTGTCAGAAGAGGCGAGTCTGAACTCCCAGAGCTGATTGAACGAAAGAGCCTCCAATACGTTTATCTGTCTATGCCCATCGGCTCAGAATCGTCAGAAAAGATGGTGGATTGCTATAGTTCTGCGGCTGTGTTTGCTTGTACGAAAGATTTTTTGCTGTGCAATTATGTTAACGCTGCTATTAGCAATCAAGAAACAGATATATTGAATGCACAGATTGATGCGATTATAGATAAAGAGATAACAACAATTGTTTTGCCCAGTTTGATTAACTGGGAAACATATAAAGAATTCAAAAATGCGATGTACTTCATCAAATCAGAAGAGTATAGTACAGACAAGAAGGATGAATTTATCATTCATGCTTACTCTCTAATGAAGTTATTTATGACAGCGGCCTTTTCTATTCGATATATGGAGAAGCTGATTGATGATTCTGAGTTGGAAAATGTGATAAAGCCAGATGAAAGATTGACCCAAATTACAGAGTATAGCCATACATTTCCGGATTGTCTGAAGTCGAAAGCGGAAACGATTATCAATATTTTGGAAATCGCATATCTGTCTTTCTTTGATAAAAATCCAAAAGAAAAAGCATTAAAAGAATTGCTCGAAAAAACATCGGCCACACATATTGCGATTGTTGTTCCGAAAGCCTATTATATAAAATTGATGCAACGGGTGCTTTCGGAAGATGAAAAGCTCTGTAATCGGGACTGGCGCATCGATATAGTTACAGCAAACCGATTTGACAACAGTAACATGTATGATTTAATTATTGCGATTGGAAATATTACGGGAAATCGATTTGATATATTGAGATGTCAAGCATCAAAAAATATAACTGCAATCTTGTATGAAGCAGAAAAACACCAATTCCATCGCAATGAGAAAAGATTCAAATCGGTTGAACATATGCTGAATCAGAGATCTGCAATTCACGTAGATGATGATTACGAAAATGAATCAAGTGACGTAGACGAAAGCGAAATTGCAACAGTCGAAAAAATTGATGATGAACTTTCAGAGTATTTTGATTCTGTCGCAATTAAGGCGGTGAGAAATAGCGCCGACTATGCAAGCAGAAGGAATGTGGCAGATATAGTTGCAGTTGCAAAGTTCGATACGGATGAAGTCGCATTCTTTACAAAGAACTACAAAGCGTATGTATTGGACGATTTGGAACATACGATTAAAGAAGTCCCGGCCGATAGTATCGTCGAAGGCGATACGATTGTTTTTACTAGGAGCAACTCAAGAACGCGAGATATTGTTGAAAAATTATTGCGTGACATGATAACCAACAATCTTGTTTCTGATAATGTGAAGGTGGCATATAAACAGTCTCGTCGTTGGAAAACGGTATTGATTGATTACATGAACAATACTGGCAGTACTCCGGTGGAAATTGCGAATCAAATGATAAAAAACGGTGTTACAGTTCAAGAACATACGATTAAATCGTGGCTGGATGAAGAAGCTCACACAGTACGTCCGAAAAAACTTGATTCAATTCAACAGATTGCTCTGATAGCAGGAGATGAAGATTTATTTGACCACGCAGAGGAATGCTTTGCGGCAGGAGGTGTCATATATAAAATACGTCGCCAAATTTTGACGGCTATCGGTCAAACAATTTTAGGAGAGATTACCGGAAACGACGAACAGCTTAATCCGATAACTACAACCATTGCAGATAGGATTAAAGAATCGGCAGTTGTTGTTCAGGTGGAGAGTATTTCTTTTGTTAATGATACTGTTCCATTGAATAGCATTAACAGACCCATTAGTATAGACTGACAGGAGGTTATCATGGGTAAAGAAAATTATCTTGCGGCCAGAGATGAATACATCAATCTCATTAAGCAGGAACTGCTCGGTCCGGGATCAGAAGTATCAATTCCGGATAAAGAGCATGAACTTATCACAAATGCTCCAGATGTGCGGTATTCTATCGGCATTCTGTTTCCGAAAAACAACAAATTAAATGCAGATAATGATGATTCGGCACGCATTGAAGAACCAAACAAATCCGAAGAAGACGGAAACACCGAAGAAAGTGCGATGGATCTACCTCAGACAGTAACGGAACAGAGCGAAAAACCCACTCTTTTTTCTTCTGAAGATGAAAATTTGGATGAGGAGATAAGTTTGGCTTCTCAGAATATGCCTTCATCTCTGGGAGTTACGTTCTTGACTTCTTCGAATCCGAAAACAATTCATTGTGAAGTTGATTTTGCAACATATCGTCAGGCTAAAGTAGACGACTGTAGAATTCCTTTTTATCCGGAATCTCCGGATACCTATGAGGTTCCAGTTTCACTGTCTCCTTATGTTTACTTTGATAAGGTGGAACATTGCCTAAAACTTCGGAACGGTCTGAACCGCAGGGCGGTGCATGCGTTAAATGAAAAAGATAGTATTGACGGAGATGAATATGGGATTTTTCCCGCAATGTACAAGCTCTGCGATCAATTGAAAGGCGGCTATGTTAGAGTACCACATCATGCGGATGTATTGGTTGATTTTAATGATGGCGATTATGCAGACAACAACAGATGTATTGATGAAACGCAGCTTAAAGTTACCGCATTAAAGCGGAAAGTGAATAACAATATTTACTCGGTAACATTGATGCTGGTAAATGATGAAAGTACAAATCGTGGAGGTATGTATTGCATTTTTCAGCCCATAGTTACAATTTCGACCGAAAAAAATAATTTCAGATTTAAGGAATATTCGGCATTGACCGACTTCGGTTTGCTGGATGAGGAAGAGCAGTCACTCGCATTGCAGTATCGTAATAAGAAAGTTTATGGAACTGGCTTGGGAACTTCTGTAAACTGGAATATCAATGATGATGGCACTGGAACTCTCTGTAATGATTTTTTCCCGGAGGTAGAAGTTCCTTCTATGGACTTTTCCGTTCCTCAAGACACTGGGATTGACAAGGAAACATTATCCATGCGGTTCCTATCGGATTTGGATCACACGCCAAAGAAAGACAAATTATCAAAATTAAAAACTGTCATTGACGCATATGATAAATGGATTGACGGCTTAATTCAGAAGAAAGCTACACTAGAGCCTCAGTTTGAAAAGATTGCAACAGCTAATATTGCCGGCTGTAAGAGTGCCCATAAAAGGATGATGGACGGGCTTCATGTGCTTGAATTCGATGAGCAAGCATGGTCTGCGTTTTTATTGGCCAATAGAGCAATGTTTATGCAAAGAATTCATCTTAAGATTCAGGAACAAACTGCGAATATTGATCGATACCCCGGAGATGAGGAACTCTCGGAAATTTTGGATTCCCTTGACTATGCAAATCCAAATGGAATTACAGGCGACAATCATTTTTGGAGATTATTTCAAATTGCTTTTTTGCTGATGAGTATTGAATCTATCGTAAATGATGATTCTCCTGATCGAGAAGTTGTGGATTTGATCTGGTTCCCTACCGGTGGCGGAAAAACCGAGGCGTATTTAGGATTAACTGCGTTTACTATTTTTTACAGACGTCTTGCGCACTTTGAGAAATCAAAAGGAACCGCCGTAATCATGCGTTATACGTTGCGCCTGCTGGCAGCACAACAGTTCACCAGAGCATCCACCCTGATTTGTGCATGCGAATACATCCGAAATGATGCAACATCGAGGAAGTCCAAATATGGGAAATACCCATTGGGTGATTCGGCAATTTCAATCGGACTTTGGATTGGAAATGATCATATTCCCAATACTGATAAGGACGCTCAAAAATATCTGCAAAAACTGCTGGATGCATCACCTCAAAGTTTGAAATATGTTAAAGAACAAAATAATAAATTTCAAGTTTTGAAATGCCCGTGGTGCGGAACAAAAATGGTCAAGGACACACTCGGCAAAAGAACAGTAGGAACTTTTGGATACAGAATGAGAAACAACAAGTATTTTGAGTTGTTTTGCCCGCAGGAAAGTTGTTTCTTTAACCAAAGAGGAAAACTTCCGATTCAAATAATTGATCAGGAATTATATGTGTCTCCTCCGACACTATTATTTGGAACAGTAGATAAATTTGCAATGATGCCGTGGAAGCGGGAAATCGGTTCTTTCTTTGCGGTTGATTCAGAAAATCGTACGCCGGATTTGATTATTCAGGATGAGCTACATCTTATTTCTGGCCCGCTTGGAACAATGGTAGGTTTATACGAATCGGCAATCGATTTGTTGTGTAAGTCGAAGGGAGTAAGCACAAAAGTTATTGCGTCAACCGCAACAATACGGCGTGCAAAGGAACAATGTGCAGCACTTTATAATCGAGATGTGAGCCAGTTTCCGCATCCCGGTCTCGATGCCGAAGATTCATTCTTTGCAAGAGAATCTAAGATAAACTATTCCGAAGATAAATATGGTCGAAAATATATCGGAATGATGCCCTCTGGAAAGACGAAAGCGATGATGGAAATCCGTGCCATTGCCGCCCTCATGCAAAAAATCAATACAATGAAGCTTTCGGATGAGATTAAAGACAAGTTCTGGACATTGACCGTGTACTTTAATAGTCTAAAGGATCTTGGAAAATGTACGACGCTTGTTGATGATGACGTTAAAGATTTTATTAAGAGAACTGCATATAGACTTGGGGATGCCAGAGATGCACGCGTAATTGCGCGCGCAGATGAATTAACCAGTCGTGTTAGCACAACTCAGCTAAATGAAACCCTCGATAAATTGGAAAAGATGAGCTATTCAAAAGAAAATATCGAGAACAGACGCTATCCTTCGAATATTCTTTTGGCAACCAACATGATATCGGTCGGTATTGACGTAGCTCGTCTTAATGTTATGTTACTCGTTGGTCAGCCTAAACTGACAAGTGAATACATACAGGCATCCAGCCGAGTTGGGCGGTCTTTCCCCGGAGTGGCATTTACTATGTATGATGGTTCAAAAAGTCGAGATAGGTCGCACTATGAGCAGTTTAAGCCATATCATGAATCGTTCTATAAATATGTAGAACCAACAGGAGCGACTCCTTTTTCAAAACCTGCAAGAGATCGGGCGCTGCATGCTGTTATAATCGCTTTGATGCGAATGCTGGAGATGAATCTGACAACGGACGAATCCGCAGGAACATTTGTGTGTGCAGATTATAAAGAAAGGATAAAAGAACTGGAGGAAAGTTTATCGGAAAGAGCAGCTGAAATATCGGTCAGAATAAATCCGAACATGACAAGTGATGCTGAGGAAACCAAAAAGGAAATCGCAGACTTTTTTGAGGAATGGGAAAAAATGGCGGAGTGCTATGACGAAAACCATTTCTACTACGGAGAAAAATTTATGCTAAAGGCACCTGCTGATGATGAGGGCAGGCTAATGAAAGTGTTTAATACAGGCAGAGATGATTCCGCCTATGATACGATGACATCTATGCGTAATGTTGACTCGTCTGTACGTGGCAATGTTCTGGTTTGGGAGGAGGACTGAGTATATGGAACTTCCTGTTGCCAAAAAGGAGCTATTAAATAGTGTGACGCATTCTGTCCGTGCGGCGCAAGCTGTTTTACAGTATGGAGTGGGTGCAATGGTTGATTTTCCAGATCAAACCTTAATGACTGCAGCCCCTGAGTACTGGAAAGAGCAGGTCGTTCAAATTCATGATGAGCGTCTTGAGCGGGCATTGAGAGTAAATTATTTTGGACTCCCCGCAGGAAAAGAAGATGCACCGGAAGGAATTTCGTACGTTCGTTTTCCGGAATGGTATTTTTGCCCTAAATGCAGAAGATTTCAGCCTTTGAAGGACTGGATAAAAGCATATAGGAAAAAGCCGGGACGAGCTGAAAAAGATCCTAACATGATCAAATCACCGAAGTGTCCGTATTGTAATCCGGGACAGGAACTTGTGGTAGCGCGTATTATAACAGTATGTGAGTGCGGCCATATCGATGATTTTCCTTGGGTTAAGTGGGTACATTGCAAGAATACGAATGGTGGTCCTCGCAGAGTCTGTGATCATCCGGCTTTGACGTTTAAGACCAGTGCGTCATCTTCGGAAGGATTGGAAGGTCTTACTGTAACCTGTGAAACTTGTCATGCTAAAGCAACCTAGGGGATGAAGATTTTTATGGATTTATAAGAACGCAGCTACATATTTTCAGATTTGAAAAAATGTGGAAAAAGTGTATGGAATGCGCTCCATTCATACACTGCTCATACAATGAAATGCAATATAAAAATTACGTAAAATATAGAAAAAATACATAATGTGAACGATAAGACGGACACACAAACTTTAATGAATCTTTTCGATCTCGGAGCGGAGCCATTCGATGCTGCGGTCTGTATATACACGTTCTGTAAGGTCTGCAATTTGGTGGCCGATAATGCGCTTTATGGCGTATTCATCGACGTTGGCGCGCTTGGCCATGGTGACGAATGTCTTGCGGCAGTCGTGCGTATGATGCCGTGCGTCGAGTGCAAGACGGTTGATGACGACCTTGAACTGACGGGCATATAATTCGTAGTAAATAAAACTGAAGTCGCCTTCTACAAAGGTTTGAATGCTGAACAGCCGTGGAGATTTGAGCCTTTCGGCTTCGCGATAGTGCTTCTCGACAAGCGGGTAGATGAGGTGGTGGATGGGAACGATTCGGTCTTTTCCGGCGTTAGTTTTTGAACCACCTCGGAAGGTTTGCTCCTCGAGGCTTACATTGGAGAGCTCCAGCTTTATGAGCTCTGAGGCACGCCAACCAGAGTAGCATTGGATCAAAATGATGTCTATGTAAATATTTGTTCCGGCAGCGCCCCACAAGATCTCCAACTCCCGATCCGAGAAACTGAAGTGCGGATATTTTTCAGTTGCCTTTTCTTCGGCAGACGGTTCGGGGAGGTTGAACATTCGCGCATAATTCTTATCGGTCATTTCGTACTCGACGGCGTAATCAAACATCTGATTGAAGATCTTTTTCAGGGTCAACTGAATGTGATAGGTCGTGCGGTGCGTTATTCCGCGTCGGTCGACAAAGGTGCCGTTCAGCAAGGCGTTCTTAATATGAGGGATTCTAACAGTGCGCACCGGCATATCGTACAAGTCGTTTGCGTACTTCCATGCGCTATTGGTCGAGGTGATATTTCCACTGCATACTTTTTTGGTGTATTCGTCGATCCAGCGCTCATAAAGCTCCTGCATGGTGAGGATCTGTGTCAGGTCGTATGGACACTTGTTATATTCCATGAGGGCTTTATAAGCATCGTTATAGGTTTTGAAATAGGCGACAGGCTGCAGGAGCTTGACGATGGGTTTTCCCTCAGGGTCGACTCCTACGGTGACCATTACACGAAAAGGCTTACGAAGATTGCGCCCGCGCAGCTCGGTGATTTGACCGAAACCGTTGGGAAGTCTGGCGTGACGCCTACGGGACTTGCGAACTGTACTGACGAGGCCGGAATGCAGCGGAAAGCCGCAATGAGGGCATATGGGCGCTTTGTCACTGACTTGCATTTCGCATTCTGGACAGGGTTTTAGCATAAGAACCTCCTTTAATTTTTACAGAATCGAATAATTCCAAATGAAAAAGCTCGGATGACCGGGCTTTTTTCTATTGTGAGTCATTCTAGGTTAAACGATTCCCACAGACTTGTCAATGCTGCGCCGCAAACTAAATAAAATACAGCACGCAGTCGACCGGTTTTGCCATTATTATCTTTTCATGCCTAAGACGTATCTGGATGCGCTTAGAGTAACATAAAAGGAGTACGATAGTATGGACAAAGCTAGGTTAAAATTGGGTGCTGTTCCGGTGAGGGTGGCAGCAAAGGTCTACGGACGTGATCCGGCATGGGTGAGAGCTGGTATCATTGCCGGATGGCTGCCGATTGGGGAGGCTACGAGAAACGGCAGGCGCGTGACCGATCTCAAGGAAATGAGCTCAAAATACGGGAGAATCAATTATTATATTTCGCCGAAGCTTCTTTTCGAGCAGACAGGCTACGAATGGAGGGGCGAAGAATGAAAAGAGAACGCGCACAACTGTCTACAAAGAACCCCTGCAGTATCCCGAAGCATCGCTACTACGAACTGAAGCACTTCTGCCTGCAATACCCGGACTGGAAAAAGGCACTGGTTTTACTGGACGGTTGGAACACCGAACCGCGTGGTATTCCGGGCATCATCAAGGGCAGGCCGCCGGAAAGCCCGACAGAGCGGCAGGCCATCGCGAGATTATATTATTCCGGTCAGATCGCAATTGTTGACCGCTGCATTGAAAAGCTGGACCCGACGTTGGCTCATTTTATATTGAAAGGCGTGACGGAAGGGATAGGCTTTGAGAAGCTGCAGGCGCAAGGGTGTCCCTGCTGCCGGGAAATGTACTACGAATATTACAGATATTTCTTCTGGCTCCTGAGCAAAGAACGGCAGTGACGCGAAAATTACAGCGCCCTTTATGGTAGAATGAAACCGTTTGACAATTTAGGAGGCTTATACTATGGACAATGAGACTAGAAGAAAGCTGATTGCTGAAATCGATAAGACTTTAGCACTACTTGACAAAATCGAGTCGAGAGCCAAGGATCAGAGCGACCCTATGGATAATGAGGAGGATTCTATCTAAGGTATTGAGCCGTGGAGGAATCTGCGGCTCTTACTTTTTTGACGCGAAAAAATCAGCCGCCTTTATGAGAAAGGTGGTATGGACAATGTTTAGTCTGATCGTTGCAATTTTGATCGTTGTGCTGCTGGTCAAATGTATTGGCCTGGTAGGGGCAAAGACGGAAGAGGTGAAACAGAGAACAAAGAAGAAACACTGAAAATCAAAATGGAGCTTATGGGAAACCGTAGGCTCTTATTTTTTACGCAGACGCGAAAAATGCATGGTGCTTTATGGAAGGAAAATAAATGGGAAGCCTACGGGTGGATGCGGAAGTTTAGAAATTCCCGCCGTTAATGCTGACGGAGGATGTAACCAGCATGAAGCTATGAGAAATCATGGCGTTTCCTTTTTCTGACGCGAAAAATACAGCCTCCTTTATGGAAAGAAATGAACAATTTTAGGAGGTATTTTACTATGCTGAAGAATGTTATTAAAGGTTTTGAGGAAATGATGAACTGTGTTCTGACCGCTATGAACGAGTCGCTGAGCGACCCGTATGCGGGCTGGAACGAAGGAGAAGAACTCCTCATGCTGAACGAGGTTCGGTGTGGTATCCGCTAATGGATATTCTGACCGGAAAACGGGCGTATGGAAACATGCGCTCTTTTCTTTGACGTTTCGGTGCAGGCGCGAAAAATACAGCCTCCCTTATGGAAGGAGATAGCTCAGTTGGTAGAGCACTGCTTGATTGCAGAGGTCGTGGGTCCGAAGCCCATTCTCTTTCTTTTTTCTATTCTAGAATAGAATGTTGGCGCGAAAAATGCATTGTCCTTTAGGGAAGGATGTCTTCCGAAGAACGAAAGGAGAAATGATATTATGGCAAAACGAGTAAAGACGGATTATGACCGCGGGTACGTGAACGCTATGGATAAGATCCGCGTGTTCATCGAAAGCAGCTCGAAAGTGATGTATGTCGATACACACGAGTATAAGAATGCTGAGACGGCACGCTGTGCTTACCGGAATGCGATCGCGCTGGTGCGGGCAGGAGGAATCGTGCGTGTTACTTGCAACCGCAATGAGCTTTTCCTGATTCGCAATGACATCTGAGGCGAAATGGAGCTTACGAGAAATCGTAGGCTCTTTTTCTTTTTTTCCGCACGCAGGGGACAGGTTCCTCTACTATATTATTAAAAAGGAGAATTTCAAAATGGACGCAAGACTGTTTCTGATCGTTTTCATCTGCATTGCTGCACTGGGGCTGGTGCTGGGTATCGCCATCGGTTTCAACCTGAGCGAAGGCCAGAGGTGCGTCGGCGACCTTGTGATCGCACCCGGTGACGAGGATGCAGACCATTACATGTTCCTGGACCTTGCGAAAAGTCCGGAAACTCTGGCAGGGAAAGAGCGTGTGATGCTGAACATCAAAATGATCCGGACGCGAAAATAACGTGGTGTTCTATGGAGGAGACTCCAGAATGATATTTTGTAAAGGAGATTTTTCAAAATGGAAAACTACGAAAACAAAGAATTGCTTAAAGACGCGGCGAAGAAATCGCTGGAAAGTCTTAAGGATCTGAAGCCGGGTACGGAAGAGTACAATACGGCTGCAAACATGGCGTTGAAGCTGTACGATATGCAGCTCAAGGATGAAGCGCAGGAAAACGAAAAACAGCTGAAAGAGGACGAGGCCGTGCGAAAAGTGCACGAACTGGAACTCGATCAGGAGAAAGCGGAGAAGGCGCGCAAACTTGACTGGGCAAAAATCGGCATGAAGGCGCTGACGTTTGCAGGCACGATTGGCATGACTGTGTACTGGTCGATCTGCGAGGCGGGCGGCGTGACCCAGCTGTCGAGAGCAATCGGCGAGGGAGTACATGAGCTGAAGAGAGGCTTTACGGAAAAAGATTAAAAGGAGGAACCGAGGAGGGTTCGTGGCGAAAGCTGCGGACTCTCTTTATTTTTATGCGATACCACGATAACGCTCAGCCGCAGGAGTGGACGAACTACTACGGAAGCGTCTACCGCTGCAACCATCCTGTGTACCGGGTATGTACATTGTATAAAGAGCGCAGCAAGGGCCTGTGCGTGATCCAGCAGCGCTACAACGAGAAAAGCAAAGCGACCTACTGGAGCGCCATAGACCCATGGCTGACCGATAAAATTTATCTGCATGACGGGTTCAAGGAATACTTTGACAGCCATGCCAAACGAAAAAATCAAAACGGAGAATATCCTACCGTGACCGTGCGGCAGATCATGTGGGCGCTGCGGATGAAGCCATTGAAAAAGGAACGCTGGGAGACTGTGTTTGACAGAAGCACGATTTAGGACGCAGATTTTACAGAGTGCTTTATGAGACGAGTTACGTCTTAACATTTATATTTTGGAGGTATGAAAGATGAAAATTGACGCAAGATTAGTTAAGCAGAGTGTAGGCATGATCGTTGGTGGTGTCATTTTTGCATGGAGTGCGATGGACAAGGGCCGGATTGACGGCATTAAGGAAGGAAAGAGGCTTCAGGCAGGATGGACAGTACGAGCAATCGAAGACGCGTATGAAAAGGAAAAGGCGGATGATATTATCAATCGAGTCAATGCCAAATTCAATGAATATGTAAACGAAAAGTAACTCAAAGGCAGGAGCTGTGGAGAAATCTGCGGCTCCTGTTTTTCGCCTTAACGCGAAAAAATCTCCTTGCTTTATGGAGCGAAGACCATGAACAAAGGAGAATACTATGCGAGAAAACAAATTTTGGAACTATTCGATTACGATTGGCAACATGATTGTGACATTGGCATTCGGACTTGGAGTGGGTCTGGTAGTGCTGTTGTTTATATTGATTGTGCGATCGATTCTTAGCAAGAAATGACAAAACAAGGTACGAACTGAACTTGTCTTTGTTCCGGAATTGAGCTGTGGAGAGATCTGCGGCTCTTTCTTTTTGCTAGGACGCGAAAAATTCACCTTGCTTTATGGAGGTAAGAGGGCTTTATCGAAAAGGAGAAATTACTATGATGAAAGCTATCAAAAACTTTATGAAAAAACCTATTACTTGGGGCGACAGCTTTAAGTGGAGCGGTATTGCTCTGGGACTGTATGCAGCAGTCATCGGGGCAATCGCTGCTTACGAGAAGTGGATCGCTTATAAGGACAAGGCAGAGAGGCTTGATAAATACAATTCATTCAGAGATATGGATAATCAAATCTGAAAGATCACGCCCTCTTATCTTTTTTGAAAATGATATTTCGGAGGTCGAACGCTATGGAGGACATTATGCTGATCCGGTCAAGTTTTATGCGCCGTATCATTTCACAGATCATCAACAAGGCTTTGAAGAAGCAGGCACCCGGTGTGGAAATCGAGCTGAAAGAAGCTCAGGTGAACTGGGTGGACAAAGAGCAGAAGATGCGAGTGCATCTGGAGCTGGATGCAGGGGTAACGAAGGCTCAACTGAATGATATTCTGAAAAAAGCTGGAGTGCTGTGACGCGAAATTTTCAGTGTGTTTTATGAGATGATTAGTCTCAGATTTATATTTGTGGAGGTATGAATTATGAAGAAAGCAATTAAAACTGTATGTGTGGCTGGTGGTGCGTTGTTTGGTTTATACACAATTTTTTATGCCGGTATGGCCGTGGGAATTGGCTATGGCTTGACATCTGATAAAGATGGATGGTCAATGGTCACAACGAATGCCGAGGCGGCAAAAGATTTTGTTGAGACACATAACGTCACACGCTGGTTGGTGCATGTTGGAGAACTCGCTGGCGTTAAAAATGCCGAAGAATATCTGAAGCGCTAATCGAAAGCGGAGCTTACGAGAAATCGTGGGCTCTTTTATTTTTCAAAATGGAGATTGAAAGATGAAACTTACGAAAACATGTACTAGATTCCTACGCAAGCACGGCGGAACCATTCTGGCTGTGGCGGCATCTGTAGGTGTGGTAGCAACGGCCATCGAGACCGGGCGGGCAACGACGAAGGCAAAGCATCTGCTCGCAGTGGATGAAGCTCTGCGAACGTACAACGAAGATGAGCATGGTATTGTGGAAGAGCCTCCAACAAAGAAGGAAATCGTCCAGACCTGCTGGAAAGCTTACGTTCCTGCAATGATTCTGGGCGGCGGCACCATCGCGTGCATCCTCGGCTCCAATGCACTGAACAAGAAGCAGATTGCGAGCCTGACTGCTGGCTACATGGCACTTGGAAAAACCTATCAGGAGTACCGCAGGCAGGTGGCGGAGCGCATCGGTACTGAAGAGGAAAAAAAGCTTCGCATGGAAGTTGCTGAAAAGGCAAAAGGCGAGGATGTTCAGCGGGATAAAGATGGTGATGTCATCCGGCTGTTCTACGAGCCTGCGTCGAAAAGATATTTTCATGCCACCATGTCCCGTGTCATTGAGGCATCGTACTATTTCAACCGGGAACTGGCAACGAACGGTTGCATTTCTGTGAACGAATGGTGCAACTATCTCTGCGCTGATGAACTTACCGTTACACCTGAGGGCGACCAGATGGGCTGGTGTCTTGATCAGCTCATATACGACTGGGATGCCTATTGGATGGACTTTGAATACGATAAACAAATCACGGATGATGGACTGGAGTGCTATTACCTGGCGCCTGCACTTGATCCGGTTAAAAATTACCTGAATTATGAGGAGGACACTTATCATGCATAAAATCGACTGGTGGAAAGTTGCATCTGTGGCACTGATGGCTGCAAGCGCAGTGCTGAGCTTTGGGCATGACCTGATCGAGGATAAAAAGACCGAGGAAGACCTGCAGGATATGGTGCAGGAAGAAGTTCGGCGGCAGTTGGCAGAAAAGAACCAGTAAACGCGAAAAATACAGGCTCCTTTATGGAAGAGAAATCCAATTTGAACAAAGTAAAGGAAAATAATATTTATGTACGATTACAATTTTTACGAACAAATGGACAGCCTGATGGTAAATCTGCTGGTAGATCTGGCCATCAACATGGTACGTGTGCTGTATGCTACAGTACGATACGTGTTGATGCAGCCGATCAGACTGGTGGAATACATCTGGTACTGTATCCAGATCGAGCGTGAATGTGACCGTGAGGAAACGATTCGCTTCGAGAATTTGAAACGAACTGGACACATCTGACGAAAGCGAGGGCTTACGAGAAATCGTAGGCTCTTTCTTTTTTATATTTTACGGAGGTATGAAAAAAATGAACCTGAAATCACTTGCAAAGGCGAGCAGGCAGATGCTGAATCGCAATGCATCCAAGATTCTGGCGGGCTTTGCCATCGGTGCAGGCGTCATGGCTGTAGGTTTCGCCATCGAGGCAACTCCGAAGGCGATGATCTTGCTGGAGGAGAAGAAGGCAGAACTCGGTGTCGAAAAGCTGGATGCGAAGACCATTGTCAAAACGGCTGGCCCGGTATATATTCCGACGGTCGTGAGCATGGGCCTTTCGACCGCGTGCACGATCGGTGCGCTGAAGGTGAAGAGCCAGCAGAACGCCGCGCTGGCTGCAGCGTGCACACTCTCGGAAACGGCTCTGCGCACATACCAGAATAAAGTTGTTGAGACCATTGGCGCAGAGAAGGAACAGGAGATCCGTGAGGCTGTTGCTCTGGATAAGATGGCAAAGAGTCCGGAGCCGGCAGTGATCCCGAACGCAAAAGGCGTCAAAACGGATGATATTTCCTATGACCAGCGGGTAAAATGCTGGGAAAGCCTGAGCGGGAACTACTTTTGGACCACACGGAATGCCATTGAACGGGCTATCAACGGGGTCAACAAGCAACTGCTCAGCGATTTCCGTGTGACCGAAAACGACCTGTTTGATTATCTGGGCATGGAACATAACCGAAACGGCGATCTGCTTGGGTGGGATACCGACACGACCATGGAAGTGGAAACGTTCTATGCTTCCAAACTTGATGAAGACGGAATGCCGTGTCTTGTACTGGATTACCGTACACCGCCCAAGTGGCTGGGCTATTGATTTTTTCAATGCCCGGAACAGACGCGAAAAATTCACCTTGCTTTATGGAGGTAAAACTCCAACATTACAAAACTTTATATTAAAGAAAGAGGTAACAAAAATGGACGAAATGAATAACATGAACGAGACTACTGTCATGGAGAATGAGAATTCTGTGGAGGTTGTTCCGGAGGAGAACATTCAGATGATCGAAAACGAGGAGACTTCGGGCATCGATCCGAAGCTTGTGCTTGGTGCGGCTGTGATTGCTGGTGCTGCCATTGTGGGCGGTATCAAGCATCTGAAGAGCAAAAAGAACAAGCCGGCGGATGATAAGCCGAAGACCAAGAAGAAGATCCATCTGCGTGCACCTTGGACGATCACCGAGGAGGCCGTTCCCGAAAAGACGGAGGACGCTGATAAGGAAGTTGTTGAGGAACCTTCTGACGAGGAAGAGTAATGTTTGGTAAGGCGAGAGCTGTGGAGAAATCTGCAGCTCTTACTTTTTTGCTTTTGAAAGGGGAAAGACATGGCACAAGTAGATATGCCGAAGTCCAGCATTGGCCAGACGCCGACCGAGCCGAAAAAGAAGCTTGAGAAGGTCGTCAAGGGTAAGGTGGCAGTGAAAGAGCAAAGCGATATGCAGAAGATCGCATCACAGTTTCTGGCCGAAGACCTGAAAACGGTGAAAGATCGTATCCTGACCGATTACCTGCTGCCGATGCTCAAGAACGGTGCATGGAGCATTCTGAACTCTGCGTTCAGCATTGCACTCTGGGGTGAAGACCGCAGCCGCGGCGGCTCGAACAATTACTACGGAAACAACCGTGGGCAGCGCAACAGCTATGATGGCTATTATCAGGGCAGCCAGAACAATCGCCCGAACCCGCCGCCTGTACGCAGAAGTCTGCAAAATCTGGATTTCGAGAGTCGGGGTGATGCTGAGGACACTCTGGCGGGTCTCAGGGACGCACTGTACCGCTACCGGCAGGTTTCGGTGGGTGACCTGTGGGATCTGATGGGCGTGACCAACGATTCGACCGACTACAATTATGGTTGGTACAATCTCGATGATGCATTTATCAAGGGCATCCCCGGCGGATTCCGACTGATTCTGCCGCACACTGTACCGCTGCGCTGATAGAAAGGACTGATATTTTATGAAGTTCGAGCGAAATGTCGAAAGCATTGCTTTTGCATATGAAACGGATGCAATCGATACACTGGTTCATCTCAAAGATATTATCAAGGCCTATGGCCGTGTGACTGTCAAGGACTTGATGGACCTGGTAGGCGTAGCACCGAATCCCGATGACGATAGATTGGGCTGGCTAAATGTCGATGACACAACGATCAACCTCATTGAGCAGGACAAAGAGCATCCGTATTGCTTGATGCTTCCGCACCCGGTTTCTTTTAACGACTAAAATTCAAGAAAGGACTGATATTTTATGAAGTTTCTGAAAAACGTGAAAACTGACGAGTTCATGGCAACTGTGACCCGGACTGCCTCGAAGTATGGCTATAAGCTGAAGAAAGCAAGCCCTACCATCATGATCTTTGGTGCTGCTATTGTGGGCGTAGCAGCGACCGTCTCTGCCTGCAAGGCGACTGTGAAGGCTCAGGATATTCTGGAGGATCATAACGAGATGGTGAAAGCCATCCATGAGACCAAGGAAAAGGTCGATAGCGGTGAAATGATCCTGAAGGAAGGCGCTGCCTACACCGAGAACGATTACAAGAAGGACCTGACCACGGCCTATGTGCAGACCGGTCTGAAGCTGGCGAAAATCTATGCACCTGCAGTAACCATGGGCACGGTTGCACTCGGCTGTATGTTCGGCTCGCACCACATCATGACCAAGCGTAACGCCAGCCTGACTGCCGCCTACATCGCTCTGGATAAGGCCTTCAACGAGTATAAGGGCCGTGTGACCGACCGCTTTGGCGACCGCGTACAGCAGGAGCTTGAGCACAATATCAAGGCCGTTGAGGTTGAGACCACCCGGAAGAATGCCGATGGCGTGGAAGAAACCGTTAAACAGTACACGGATGTGGCAATGGCACACACCAGCCCCTATACGCTGATCTACGATGAGACTGTGAGTTCCTGGGATAAGGATGCACAGATGAACATGTCCCATCTGATCCAGGCGCAGGCTGCTGCAAACCGGAAACTCCACCGCCAAGGCCATCTGTTCCTTAACGATGTCATTGATATTTTGGACCCCTATGGCAACGGTATGCATCACACCCCCGAAGGCCAGGTCGTCGGCTGGATCTTGAGCCAGGGCGATCCTACGAAGGAAAATCGTGTGGACTTTGGTGTAACCAACTATGTTGAGAACAACGATGCGCTGAACAATTTCATCGACGGGTTCGAGCGCTCTGTCCTGCTGCGGTTCAACTGTGACGGCGTGATCATCGACAAAATCTGAGACTGATATTTTGGAGGAACTTGCTATGACCAGATACGTTAAGACACTTTCTTATCTGTTTGCTGCCATGGCCGGAGTGTGCTTCGTCTCTGGTCTGGCAGTTCTTTCGGAGTGAGGTGTACGATGGACAGTTTGGAAAATGCATTCCTGTTTCTGGACTATCTGACCGATACCAAGCGCAAGCGCCACATGGTGGGAGACATTCTGATGAGTGTCTCCCTTTTCTTTGGCGGTCTGGCGTTTACCATGATGACGATTAAAGGAGAAGACAATGAATCGGACAATTCGTGATGTTTTGCTGTTTGGCGCAGGTTTTGCCGCAGGTGCGTACGTTATGCACACGGTTTTCCGTACGAAGTACCAGGAGTACGCCGATGCACAAATTGATGATGTGCGCGACCACTACCGCAAGAAAGAAGCTGATCTGGATACCATGATCGAAGAAAAGGCCCAGCAGAAGAGCATGGAGCAGCTTACGGGAAAGTACCGCACCGAGTCCGACCCGGAAGATATTGCGACCCACGACCCCATCGAGATCATCCAGCCGGACGAGTTTGGTGACATCGACGATTATGAGACTCGCGGGCTGACCTATTATGCCGATGGCAAGCTGGTATTCGACGAGGAGACGATGCCTGTGAACGACGATGATATTCCAAACATCATCGGAACAGAGGCGCTGAACCACTTTGGCGAGTTCATGCCCAGCACTATTCATGTGCGAAACAACAACTATCATAAGGACTATGAGATCATTCAGGTTCGTCAGAACTGGGGCGACCTCTATCCGGAAGAGGAGGAAGAATGATATTTTCGGATCTTGGAGAACAGTATTATGACTGGCTCCACAAAATCGTGTGCGGCGAATGGAAGCCGAGAAATCTCTCGTTCCATCGGCTGCTCATGTACTTACATAATCGCACTTATATTCCGGACTGCGAAATGGACAAGTGTAGAGCAGAAGATGGTGTGAATCTGCGTTACCGTTTTGCCAGCGAATGCGATATTCCGTATGACAAGATCGATGCGGAGTTCCACGGTGTTCCGTGCAGTATGCTGGAAATGATGGTGGCCCTTGCGGTGCGCATCGAAGAACATATTATGGAGGATTCCAGTGCGGGAAACCGTGTCGGGCAGTGGTTCTGGAATATGGTTGTCAGTCTCGGGCTTGCTGCCATGGACGACGGCCGGTTTCACGAAGACCGGGCAGATTATATTCTGGACAGGTTTGAGCGCAGAGACTATGAATACAATGGTGCCGGCGGTCTCTTTACAGTGAACCATCCGACCGAAGATATGCGTCGGCTTGATATTTGGTATCAGCTGATGCACTACCTGCAGGAAAACGAATTTTGAAAGGAAAATCAACATGGATATGACGAATATTATGTATGAATTGGTCAACACCAAAACTTCGCTGACCATTGCAGACCGTACCATCGAAACTTTGCAGAAGCAGAACCGGCGTCTGAACCGTCGGTGCCTGCGCCAGAGTCTGATGATCGCAGGTCTGACATGGCTCACCGTTACGGCCTGCAGGATGCTGAGCGAGAACGATAAGAAGTGCAAAGAGGCTGAGGAAGATGCCCGGCAGCTCCACGCGGAACTTGCTCACACGCAGCAGGTGTTGGACGATGTGAACCGCAAGAACGCCGAACAGTTTTGGACGGAGAGCAGCACAAGTGCGACGGAGCCCGAAAAAGATATCTGCTGCGATGGGAAGGCAACCATTACCAAAAATCCGGAATAAAATGCATGGAAAGGAGGAAGTCAGTTGCCGATGATTGATTTCCTGAGGATTGCCACGCGAACCGGAAAACACGGGGTGATCGAAGTGTACCCAAACTTTATCATCACCAAGTCGAAAGACCTGATGATCCGTGGTTCTGATTTCTATGCGATCTGGCTGGAAGAACGCGGCTTGTGGAGTACCGAAGAGCAGGATGCGTTGCAGCTCATTGACCGTGAACTTGATATTTATGCAAACGAGCATAAGCAGTTTCTGGGCGATAATGTTCGAGTCTTACATATGTGGGATGCACAGTCTGGCATGATTGATATTTGGCACAAATATTGTCAGCGCCAGATGCGGGACAACTATCATACCCTCGATGAGACATTGATATTTGCAAACACCTCTGTCAAAAAAGACAGTTATGCATCCAAACGACTGCCGTACCCGCTGGAACAGGGGAGCATTGCCGCCTATGACGAGCTGATGACCACGCTGTATACGCCGGAGGAACGTGAAAAGATCGAATGGGCCATTGGTTCCATTGTAAACGGGGATTCCAAAAAGATCCAGAAGTTCCTTGTTCTGTATGGTCCGCCCGGAAGCGGCAAATCGACCATTCTGAACATCATCCAGAAAATGTTTGATGGATACTGGGCAGTGTTTGACTCGAAGGCACTTGGTTCATCATCCAATGCGTTTGCACTGGAAGCGTTCAAATCGAACCCGCTGATCGCAATTCAGCATGACGGCGATTTATCGCGTATCGAGGACAATACCCGATTAAACTCGCTGGTTTCCCACGAGACCATGATGGTGAACGAGAAGTTCCGAAGTGCCTACGCAAGCCAGTTCAAGTGCTTCATGTTTCTCGGTACAAACAAGCCCGTAAAGATCACGGATGCAAAATCGGGTCTGATTCGGCGACTGATCGATGTGGAGCCGAGCGGCGAAAAAATACCGGCAAAGAAATACCGCGACCTCGTAGGCAAGGTTGACTTTGAATTGGGTGCTATTGCATGGTATTGCAAAGACGTCTACGAGAAAAACAAGCATCGTTACGACGATTATGTTCCGACACGAATGCTTGGTGCATCCAACGACTTCTACAACTTCATGCTGGACTCCTACTACATCTTCAAAAAAGAAGATGGCGTATCGCTGAAACGTGCCTGGGCAATGTACGACACCTACAATCAGGAGGCAAAGGTTTCGTATCCTTACTCCCGGCGAGCGTTCCGTGAAGAATTGATGAACTATTTCTCGGATTACAAAGAACGTGCCGAGGATATGAACGGCGAACGGGTGCGCAGCTACTACAGCGGCTTCAAGTACGAAAAATTTAAAGAATTTCTGGAGGACCCTCCCCCCGGGGATGATGCGGGAAATGACCCCCCTGCCTCCTCCTGGGTCGAATTGAAGGAGCAGCATTCTCTCTTTAATGATATTTGCAAGGACTGCCTGGCGCAATATGCGAACGAAAATGGCACTCCCATGCAGAAGTGGGAGAATGTCAAAACCAGATTGACCGGGATCGATACAAAAAAGCTGCACTATGTAAAGGTCCCGGAGAACCACATCGTCATTGACTTTGATATTCCCGGCCCGGATGGGAGTAAGAGCTTTGAGCGCAACCTTGAAGCTGCTTCCAAATGGCCAAAGACCTATGCTGAGCTTAGTAAATCTGGTGCGGGCATCCACCTGCATTATATTTACACCGGTGATCCGGCTAAGCTAAGCAGGATCTACGATGAAAACATCGAAATCAAAGTGTTCACGGGAAAATCTTCTCTGCGAAGAAAATTGTCGAAGTGCAATGATATTTCCATCGCAAACATCAGCAGTGGCTTGCCGTTGAAGGGAGAAAAAGCAATGGTCGATGTAAAGCAGATCCAGAATGAGAAGCATCTGCGCATTCTCATCAAGAAAGCGCTGGCAAAGGAGATCAGCCCGTATACGAAGCCAAGTGTGGACTTTATTGCCCATGTTATGGACGAGGCATATGAAGGCAACGTCCCTTATAATGTGGATGACATGCGGAATGCCATCTTGGGGTTCGCTGCCAGCAGTACCAATCAGGCGGAGACCTGTCTGAAGATCGTGGCGAAGATGCACTTCAAATCGAAGGATGATATTCAGCGTGAGGCCCCTGCGGGGGAGGAAACACCATTGATATTTTTCGACGTGGAGGTGTTCCCGAATCTGCTGCTCGTGAACTGGAAGTTTGCCAAGCATGGGCCTGTACACCGCATGGTGAATCCTGCACCGGACGAGATCGAGAGCCTGACAAAGTATCGGTTGGTCGGCTTCAACAACCGCAAGTACGACAACCATATCCTCTGGGCCCGCATGATCGGGATGTCGGTGGAGCAGATCTATGCATTGTCCAACCGGATCATCAACGAGCACACGGGCTTCTTTGGTGAGGCGTACAACCTGTCCTACACTGATATTTACGACTTCTCATCGAAAAAACAGAGCCTAAAGAAGTTTGAAATCGAATTGGGCATCAAGCATCAGGAGCTGGGACTTCCGTGGGATCAGCCGGTGCCGAAGAGCCTGTGGGACAAGGTGGCCGAGTATTGCGACAACGACGTGATCGCGACCGAGACCCTATTCTACTCGAAAAAGCGTCAGGCAGACTTTGTGGCACGTGAGATCCTGGCAGACCTTGCCGGTATGACGGTGAACGACACGACAAACTCGCTGACAACACGCATTATTTTCGGCAAGGAAAAGCACCCCAGGCTGGTCTACACCGACCTTGCCACGGGGAAATCCGATGCAATCGTGGAAGTCGAGCCTGATATTTTGACGGACTGCAACATCATCAATGCCTTCCCCGGTTACGAGTGGGCCAAAGGTGAAGACGGCAAGTACCACAACATGTTCCGGGGCACAGACCTGGGCATGGGCGGTTATGTCTACGCTGAGCCAGGAATGTACACGAATGTAGCTTTGCTGGACGTTGCGTCGCTGCATCCGCATTCAGCTGTTGCTATGAACTACTTTGGCGAGTACACAAAGCATTTTAATGACCTGATGGATGTGCGAATCTACGTCAAGCACGGCGAGTACGAGAAGGCAAAGGGGCTCTTTGGCGGTAAACTGGCAAAATACCTCGATGATCCGCAGCAGGCAAAGGCTTTGGCGCAAGCGTTGAAAATCGCCATCAATTCGGTTTACGGGTTGACCAGTGCAAGCTTCGACAACCCGTTCCGCAACCCCAAGAACGTCAATAACATTGTGGCGCTTCGAGGGGCTTTATTTATGCGCACTTTGCAGGATGAAGTGCAGCAGCGTGGCTTTAAGGTGGCGCACATAAAAACGGATTCAATCAAGATCCCCGATGCTACCCCGGAGATCATTGCATACTGCATGGATTTTGCGAAGAAGTACGGCTACACGTTCGAGCACGAAGCTACTTATGAGCGGATGTGTTTGGTGAATAACGCCGTATACATTGCCAAGTACATGGATGCCGACCAGTGCGAGGCGCTTTACGGTTATATCCCGGGCGACTGCAAGGACGAAGGCGGCGAATGGACGGCTACGGGCACACAGTTCCAAGTGCCGTATGTGTTCAAGACCCTGTTCTCCAAGGAGAAGATCGAGTTCACTGACCTCTGCGAGACAAAGACCGTTTCCAAGGGCGCTATCTATCTCGACAAGAACGAGGATCTGCCTGAAGGCGAGCACAATTATATTTTTGTGGGACGCGTTGGACAGTTCTGCCCGATCATGCCGGGAAAGGGCGGCGCTCTGCTACTGCGGGAAGCGGGCCTGACGGATACCGGCGAACGGAAATATGCTTCTGTGACCGGAGCAAAGGATTACCGCTGGCTGGAAAGCGAGGCGGTCTATCAGCTCCAGATGCAGGAGGATATCGACAAAAGATATTTCAACCGGGAAGTCGATGAGGCAGTTGAGGAAATCTCCAAGTACGGCGACTTCAACTGGTTCGTTGGTGACGATGGCGTTGCTCCCTGGACAGCACCGGATCTTCCATGGAGCGATGCGCAGGAAGAAGCAGCAAGAAATTTTGACGTGAGGTGATATTTTATGGCGAACAAGCTGTGTGATTCCCAAGGACAACTGATTGGCTATATCGAAACCGTCGAGAAGAATATGCACGACGGCCTGACGAGAGTGATTCTTCATACTGGTCATGAACTCACATTTCTCCAGGGTGATCTGATCGCTGATCGGGGTGGTAATTTGAGTATTCGTTATGGAGGGCTCAATGCGGGTAAGAAGAGCGCTTCTGCTGCGAACACCGCTGCTATCAAGGACGTTATCTTTGCTCCTCCGGCCACGATCATTTACTGGTCGGATGGCTCCAAGACCGTTGTGAAGTGCAGCGAGAAGGATGTTTTCGACCCGGAGAAGGGGCTGGCCATGGCGATCGCAAAGCGTTGCGGCGGCAACAAGGGCAACTATTACAAGGAGATCCAGAATTGGGTCGAGAAGAGCGGGAAGAAGTATCCCGGGAAGACTGCTACGCAGAAGAAAGCTGCCCCTAAGTCTAATCCAGATCGAGAATCTATGAAGAAGTGGATTTCCAAGGCCAATGAGGACTGGAATGAATTCCTTAAAGCCAGCGCAAATAATGACCATACGGAGCTCCTTCTCAATATGAATTCCCTCACTGAAGACCTGAAAATTCTTGAAATTGAAATCAACAAGTAAAAAGGAGACTGATATTTATGTACACCAAGCGCCAGAAAGTCAATATCGACGATACCCGTTTTATCTTTACCACCAACTTCTCCGGCGACCCGGAGCGTGACCGCTTTGGCTCTGACCAGCGCCGTGTCAACGTGGTAATTCCTACCGAGGAGCTCGCGCAGCATCTGCTGGATCTGGGTGTAAAGGTCAAGCAGACCAAGCCGAACCCTGAGCGCACTTACGACGAGCCGTTTGTGCCCACGCTCTACGTGCCGGTCAACATCAAGATGGACTCCAAGTGGCCGCCGCACATCTATTGGGTCACAACTGCTGGCAAGCGCCTGCTCTGCAACGAGGACACCATCAGCCAGCTGGACTTCATCCGTGTCAAGAACGTCTGCCTGCAAGCAAATCTCGTTGAGAAGAGAAACTTCCCTGGCGAATACAGTCTGTACGCCGATGTGATGTATGTTGAGCAGGATGCTGATGCTGACCCGTATGCGGAGCGCTACGCTCAGTACGCAGAGCCTGCTCCTGAAGTGCCGTTCTAAGGAGGATACTATGGAAAAACTGTTTATCAGCTGTCCTATGCGCGCTCGCACTGCAGAACAGATCCATGCGACTATGGACCAGATGCATAAAATCGCCGAGGCTATTTTCGGCGAAGAACTGGAGGTCATCCCGACTTACTTTGAGGGCACCCCTCCTGAAAATGCCAATGACCGTCTGTGGTATCTGGGTAAATCCATTGAGAAAATGTCCGAGGCGGATTGCTTCATCGGCATTTTCGATGACCAGAAAGCTTATGATGGCTGCATCATCGAGAACCATGTCGCCAAACTCTACGGTGTACCGCAGTATCTGGTGAATATTGCGTACGTAGCACCGGACATCATGGAGCAGCGTTTGCAGAATATGGTCTGATGGTATTTATCGAGTGCCGGGGTCGGTCCTCGGTTTAATGTGCCAGTCGGTGAGTGCCCACGTCGCAAATGGCGTTCTCAGAGGAAACAGCTCGATTGATATTTTGATTTTGGGAGGTTGAACGTATGAAAGTCTTGAGAATCCAGCCCAAGAAGTATCCTGAAGTTATTGAAATCGACGGCTCGCTCGAATCTCTTCAGAAAGAAGTGGCCGGTCTGATTCAGGCGGTCTACCCGTGGGATGATCCGGTTGCACTTATCTGCAATGAGGAAGGAAAACTGGCCGAAGATTCCTTCAGTAACTGTAACAGAGTGCTTCATAATGAGATTGGGATTCCCTATGATATTGTTGTTGGAACTTTCCTGATCGTTGGTCTGACCGAGGATGATTTCGGCGACCTGTCACAGGAACTCATTCAGAGGTACGAAAAGCTTTTCCATAACCCGGAAGAGTTTGATTACTTTACGGATGCTCAGGGAAGAACACATCTGGACGTTCGCCCCTGTGAACCTGAAGATAACGCGAAATAATCCACTTCCTTAGCAGATGCATAAGAGCTTCGGAGAAATCTGAGGCTCTTTTTATTTTGGGTCAGTAGCTTAGTCTGGCTGAAAGCTGGCAGCTCATAACTGCATGATCGCGGGTTCAAATCCTGCCTGACCCACCAGAGGTGCAAGCCTTATATTTGAATAAGCAAAGGAGAGAACAGCATGAGCGCAAGAAACTATGTTCCGGCAATGGTGAAATGGATGGTCGAGGAAGGTACCAAGAACACCTCCAGCGGCAACTGGATATTCACGAGCGCGGAAATTGCAGAAGCATTTCCTGTAGCCGAAAGCAGCGTGATTGAGATGTTTGGAGCAATCCTGACCGAAGTTTATCAGCATGAAGCTGTGGCGGAAGCAAATGTAAATTTCGAGAGCGACGGTTCGGCAACTTTCGATTTGACCTTCTACACAGATTATTGCCCGAATATCAGTGATGAAACAAAGGCTGGGTGATTTTCATGGGTGATAGCAAAGTTACAAAGCGCTGTGCAAAGTGTGGCGCTGTGATGCACAACGTGTCTGTGGCAAGGAAATACTGCGATTTTTGCAGATTTGGCTATGCAACCAATGACCCGGTACTGCCTTTGGTACATCCGAAGTACACTGGGCCGACTCTGCAGGAAATCATGAGAGAGGCTACCAAGGAGGGGCTTCAGTATGCAGAATATTGTAAAAAACACGGACTGCACTAATCACATAAAGGAACTCTGGAAAGTTTTTACAAAAGAAGGCAAAGAACTTTTTTCCTACACGATTCGCGGCGAAGGTGAAGACGAGGAAGAATGCACCAAACAGCTTTTAGCTTATGAGAATCATTGCAATCCTAACCAGATTCATGTTCACACGGAAATGAGGTGATTGGATGGCGGGTATAACGCTCTATGACTACCAAAAAGATGCGCTGGAACGAATGAAAATCGGATGCATCTTATGTGGTGGTGTAGGAAGCGGAAAATCAAGAACAAGTTTGGCATTTTACTATACGCTCTATGGTGGCACAGTCAACACCAAAAACTATGTTAAGATGCATGATCCACCCGACTTGTGTATTATCACCACTGCGAGGAAGCGCGATACAGGCGAGTGGGAGGAAGAACTGGCCCATTTCTATATGTCCACCGACAGCAACCTTGATATTTACGATCACAAGGTGGTTGTGGATTCATGGAACAACATCGGAAAGTACGTCGGCGTGAAGAACGCATTTTTCATTTTCGATGAGCAGAGAGTTGTTGGCAGCGGGCAATGGGTCAAATCCTTCCTGAAAATCGCGAAGGAGAATGACTGGATTCTTCTGAGCGCTACTCCGGGAGATTGCTGGACAGATTACATTCCGGTGTTTATTGCAAACGGGTTCTATAAAAACCGGACGCAGTTCAACAATGAACACGTAATCTATAGTCGTTTTTCCAAGTATCCGAAAATTGACCGGTATCTGAACACCCAGCGACTGGTACGCTTGCGTGAACGGGTGCTTGTAGATATGGACTTTGAGCGACCTACTGTATCTCACCATGAGAATGTTTTTGTCGAGTATGACAAACCTAAGTATCTGGAAATTTGTAAAACTCGCTGGAACCTGTGGGAAAACAAACCCATTGAGACCGCCAGCGAGTTTTGTTATTTGCTGCGGAAACTGGTGAACACAGACCTGACTAGGTCGCAAAAAGTTCTGGATATTTGCATGACCCGCCCCAGAGTCATAATCTTCTATAATTTCGATTATGAGCTGGATATTCTCATGAATCTGCCCTATGGCGATGATGCGGAAATAGCGCAATGGAACGGCCATAAGCACCAGCCAATCCCTGACGGTAAGAAGTGGGTATATCTGGTCCAGTATAATGCGGGTGCAGAAGGTTGGAACTGTGTCAAGACAGATACTATTATATTCTACTCGCAGAACTACTCCTATAAAATTATGGAGCAGGCTGCAGGCAGAATCGACCGGCTGAACACACCTTACAAGAACCTGTTCTACTATCATCTGAAGAGCAGGGCGGGAATTGATCTGGCGATTTCGAGGGCACTGAACTCGAAGAAAGCGTTCAATGAAAGGAAATTCTATGGAGCATGATATTTATGATTCTTTAAGGTTTATTGCAACGACCTGTGAGAAAATGGAAGATGCCTTAAATGCAATTGCAGAATACTTCGAGAAAGTAACGGCTTGTCTCATGGACTTGATTGAAGAAATTAAGAGGCAGCCATTGAAGATGATTCGGCAGAAGCTGCGCCCTGACTACAAGGACAAATGCAAAATCCGGTGGCTGGATATTCCCAACAAGGTTATGCAGGGGAAAATCAGGAGGTTCTGCTGATGGGAAATATTTCAAAGAAAAATAGAAAGAAGCTTGTCAAAGTTATTAACGCCAATTGCCATCGTGTAATGCACTTTGGCGAGCAAGATGCAATGTTTGTTCCTTACGACAGCAGTCCGTTGTCTGCTATTTGGAAATATCTCTGCATCAGGAACGACGATGTTATCATAGGCCGCTTCTTGGTTGATCGAAGCGAAAAACGTATTCCTTTTAGCGAGAGATACTGTTGCATCAATGCTCCAGAACAACTGTTTGCTCCGAGAGCACATATTGAAATCAACAAACAAATTGTCAATAGACTTAAAGAGCGCAACCAGCTTTATGCTGTTTATTACACATGGAGGAAAGCAAAATGATTAAAGATTCCGGAGATCGCACCGAATTTGAAACCGGTGCCAAGCGCGATATGCACGCAGGAAAGGGGCGGATGGATCTTCTGCCTTGGTATGGCATCATGGAGGTCAGCAAGCACTGCGAGGAAGGTGCCCTGAAATATGGCGAGCACAATGTGGATAAGGGTATCCCGCTGCATTCGCTGCTGGACAGTGCTTCTCGGCATCTGGCAAAGTACATGGTTGGTATGGACGACGAGGATCACCTGCGCGCTGCCTGTTGGAACCTGCTCTGGGCTCTTAACCAGCGCGTGACGCACCCGGAGTTGGATGATAGGTTTGTGGCAAAGATGAAAAGCTCGAACAATGAACCAATTATCACAGTTGTCTGCAGTTCCTGTGGTAGGCATTTTGAAGCGCCGACCGAATGGTGGGTCCGCAAAAGAGCACAGTATACCAATATTCCAGACGGAGTGATAACGACTTGCCCTCATTGTGGGAATGCAACAATCGTTCGGGAGGTGAAGCCTGATGAATGACTGGATGCGTGAAGTGGACTATGCGACCTACTGCCCGAAGTGCAAGAACTTCAAGGTGCTGGAGACGGATGAACCCTGCAACGAGTGCCTGACAGAGTGTGCACGGGAGGGCAGCAAGAAGCCCGTGAAGTTTGAAGAGAAGGCGCGAAAATAACAGACTCCTTTATGAGGTAAACTCATATTTGAAAGGAGATACTTATCATGAAAAAAGCATTGAAAGTGCTCATCAAAGAGACATTTGTATGCGGTGCTCTTGGGCTGATAATCTATGAGGTTCATGACATGACTCGTGCAAAGATTAAGAAAATCAAGGATGAGTCATGGCGTGAAGCTTGGGATATTGGATACAAAAGCGGGTATACTGCCGGTCGCTTTGATGGGCTGTTTAAAGCTCTCAGCAATAAATGTATCACACGTGAAGAATTTGATGAACTGATTAAGGAAAACTGAAGAATCGAGCCGTGGAGAAATCTGCGGCTCTTTATTTTTATCGTTGAAGGAAGATGCTTGTATGCAACGTATGAACATTAAATGCTGCCATTGTGGGGACTATACCCCATTTATCACAGAGGAGAACATTGAAGTTATTCCTCAAGTTAATCTCACAAGAGCCGATATGGATATTTTGGACGATATCGCGGACACATTGGCGGAATGCGGTTACTCGGGTATGTGTGGTTTCTTACACTGGGTTCAGAGCGAAGTGACCAAAATCGTAGAGTATCAGGAGGAACGGTGAACGCTAAATGATATTTGCTGAAGAGGATTTGAACTCTTTGAATGCTATTGCTGGACTATTGGCTTCATTCGGGTGTGATAGTCAGGCTGGCTGTGTGCTTTATATTCAGCATAAAATCGCAAAGACCATGGAGGCTGACGAAAGGAAATGCAGAAATGAGAAACATGTCTAAGAAAACCTGGAAACTCCGGGTTTGGAATCACATGACCGAGATTCAGAAGCTTGATCTTCTGCTGAAGCGCGCTAAGGTTCCGCATACTTATGGACGCCGTTGGCCAGAAATGGACAGACCGGACAATCAGGAGTTTCTTCCTGGCGGACGGCATGATGGTGGTGAGCAAA